CAATGCATCATACGCATTAGAAGCATTCCGCTTTATGGTTAGCTTTGCTACTTCATTGGCAATGGTTGAAAACAAAATCTTTATTGGTAATGGTAATATTATCAGTTTGATTTTACAAGACGAGTTGTTACACAAAGGTTGGACAGCGTACTTGATCAATCAGGTAGTCAAAGAAGATCCTCGCTTTGCCAAAGCTAAAGCAGAGTGCGAAGCAGAAGTGTACCAACTGTACGTTGATGTTATCCGCGAAGAAAAGGAATGGGCTGATTACTTGTTCAAGAAAGGTCCAGTTATTGGACTTAACGCTAACATTCTAAAAGACTTTGTTGATTACACAGCCGCAGATGCATTAAAACAAGTAGGTATTAAATATCAAAGTCCTGCTCCAAAGAGTACTCCTATTCCTTGGTTCAACAAGCACAGCGACACTAGCAAGAAGCAAACAGCATTACAAGAATCCGAATCAACAAACTATGTTATTGGTGTAATGGGTGATGCAGTTGATTACGATGCACTACCAAGTCTATGAGTTTCAGCGAGCTTTACATTACAGACTGGTGTAGTGCTTGCCATATTGCACTAGACAAACTAACAAAAGCAGGCATTGAATTTGAAGTGGTAAAAGTAGATGCTGAAGAAGAACTATATAAAGCATTCAAAGTGTGGGAAAGTAGACTAGGATACAATCCAAATCTAATACCACAGTTTTGGTACCGTGGTGAATACATTGGCGGCACAACAGGAATAAACAATTTTTTAAAGGATAGAAATGTTACTTGATATCAAAAAAGGCGGAGACGTTATTACACTTAAAATGGGTTCTGGCGAAGAACTAATCGGACAATTCATTGACGAAGATGCAACAAGCTATACAATTGATCGTCCAGTATGTATTGGCCAAAGCCCAAAAGGTGGTCCGGCATTAGTTCCTTACTTGATGACTGTTAGCCCGGAACGTGCTCGCAATCTCAAAATTAACAAGAACTTGGTTGTTACCACTGGCACCACCGACAAAGAACTTGCTGACCAGTATACATCAGCCCTAAGCGGTATTCAGTTAGCACCCGCAGGAATGAAGCTATAACATGAATAAACCTGTTCATCGGTTAGGGGACATTAACGAGCAAGACGGTGAGATAACAGAAATTCCGCAAAATAGCGTTTATGCCAACAATCTTCTTATTAGCATAAATGGTAGCGAAGTAGAAGGCGGGCCTGAAACAACTGATAATGGAAGCCCGACTGTTTTTATAGGAGGAATTCCAGTAAACAGGCAAGGTGACGAAGACGAGTCTGGCACCCCTCGAGCAGATGGTAGCCCAGACGTTTTTGTAGGGCCATAATTAAAAGTCTCCCATAAATACATGGGAGATTTTTTTATGTGTAAAATGAAGCCTACGGCAATTGCCGCCCGAAAAGTGACACCATCTGGAGAAGTGTATTATGATGACACACCAGAAGGTCATGTGGCCGCAACCGAGGACATGCAAAAAACAATGGGCTCCGGTGCAAGCGAATCACAGCAAGGTAGTTCTCAGCCCGGCGGCGATGATGGGGCTAAACCAGCTCCGGAACCGGATCCAAAAGATTGCTCAACATACACAGATGCAATGTGGGACACAGCATGTAGTAAGTATTTTAAATTTTCGCAGATGAAATACAAGCCAGTTGCCAATCCTGAGGCAAATTTAACAGCGCAACAAGTTGCATGTAACTGGCAAAAAGTATGCCAAAACGTTCTTGACCCATTAGTGGATGCAGGATTTAAAATAACTATCAGTTCTGGATACCGTACACCAGCATTTGATAAATCTTTAGGTGCTAAGAATAGCATTGGAGATCATCCATGCGGTCGTGCTGTTGATATCCAAATACTAGGCCAAGGTGATCCTTCTGAAAAAGCCAAAGGGTTATTCAAGCACATTGGCAAAAATATGAATGGATCTTTCAGTCAATTAATTTATGAAGGCCGTTGGGTCCACGTAGCACACGGTGGCAACAGTCCTGCAATTGTAGCGGTGCTAGTTGCTAGAAATGGAACTGCACCTTATGAAAAAGGCGGCGGCCGTAGTGGATCAGCCTTGCCCCCTGACCTGAAGTGGGCATAAGTATTCTACTATGGCAGATATTCCAATTATTCCCGGCGTCAAGGTTGCAACTAAAGGTATCTTAAACAAACCTGTCAAAGACATTATTTGTGCTATCTTATTTGGCGGCCTTGACAACATGCTCAAGGGCAACCTTTTATGCGTACAAGCAGACATTGATGCACTAATACAAGATAACTTCCCAGGTACACCTAGTATCAAGGATTTGCAAGAAGAACTAAAAAATCTAAAAAATGAACTAAAGGCATTAGAGGATTTATCTGGCCTCAAAGGCGGACTTGATAGAGTTAATGCAGCCATCGCCGAAGTACAAAACTTACTAGCACTTGATGGAATGTGTAAGATTCCTCTTAAGGCTCCTAAGATACCTGATGTGATTGCTGAGGTCATTGATGCTGAGTTTAACGAAGCAAATGCCATTTTAAAAGATATTGGTCGATTAGGTAAACCTGAACTATGTTTGTCTGGTAATGGTGGATTGAACACTGGCAAGTACAACCCCGAAAGTATTCTTGGAAGCATTCAAAAGCATATAAACAAGATGGAAGATATTCCAGGACAAAAAATTAACAACCTAAAGAAGAAACTTCAAGGTGTTACCAAGGCCTTGTCAAAATCTATTAATAGACAGTTGTTCCCTGACTTTAGGCACAAACACAATCTACTAACAGGTAAGCCATACAAGGCTGGTGAATCTGCTATAACGTTAGCACCTCCTCCACCATCAACTGCAATGGTCTCGCTTGATAGAACATCGGCTGATTATCCACCTGCTAATACTCCTAATTTAAAGACGGCATCTGCAAATGCATCTTCGTTGGTTGCAAGTTTAGCTAAGACTGCAAGCTATCCTTCGGATGTAAACGGTATCAGATATCAAAATATCTGGCCAGGTATTGTTGGACCAGAATTATACGGTCTTGCTGTAACAGCTCTAACACCACAGGACCCATTGTTTACTCAACAAGATCCTGTTTATGACTACTGCGGAAAGATTGTAGGCTATAGCTCAACAGTTATTACAGGTGACTCTGCTGCCGCAGGCGGAGATCCAAGTGTTGATTCAGAACCCAGTCCACCTGAAACTGATTTTAACTTTGTGTGGATTACAGAAAGAAACTGCTGGGGTGTTACTGGTAAGTCAAGTGAACAAATTGTCAATGGTCGTAAAGATGTTTATTTAAATGCCAATCCAGAAATTACACTACATCGTGGACGCAACCATCTGTTTGTAGTTCCTTCCTTTGATATTAGTGGCGACACTATGGCTCCAGAGTTTTACATTTGCAAAGTTGATACAAATTTAAAACCAGCGATGGAAAATGGCCAAGTTAAAAAGTTTAATCTTGGCCTAAGTAGATTAGAAACATATGAACTGCTAGAAGATGCAAACGGAGCAGACAATCCAGCAGAGGCACAAGCTAGAAAAGAACGCCATCCATTTGGCACACATTTGTATTTTGCCGCAGAGAATAAAGTATATTCGGGAATAACAGCACCACCATTCCCAGACTCTGATATATGGTGGTACAATACAGATACCTGCGTTGCCAAACGTTGGGTTCCAGATGACTTAGATACCGGCGCCGCAGGTTATTGGGTTGAAGTAAGTGACACTGAGCGCAATGATAACTGGTTTGGATCCAGTATCAATTACCTTGATCCAAATGTGAACTATTTGGCATACAGTACACAAGATGGTTCAGTGTTTGGATTACTTAAATTGGTGTAATATAACTGCAATGATAAAGCAAAAAATATTCAATTCTGTGTATCCTATCCTAGAAGCTTGTATGAATCGTGGGTCAACGGTAGAATTAGCCGTAGCGGTACACAATGCAGGCGCATATCCAAGTCTATGTTCTTGGACGTATTCGGAACCAACTCGGACTATTGCAGAAAGACTGCAAGCCTTAAAAAACGATGTTATTTCTTTTATAACTATAACCAAGTCAAACAATATACACATAAGTTTTGAGCTAGAAGAATTTTACAATTATGCTCAACCAGATGAGTTTGACTGGGAATACTTTAGAAAAAATATAAAAATTTGCCATGACATAGTTAGGGAATTTGCAATCCCAACGGTAGAAATAATACATGGAAATTCAAACTCGCCTAGACCGGGACACTACAATGGTATTGACAATTGTTTAATAGAATTGACACAGCCGTTGCATGAAATGGGCACTAAAATTTTCAATAGGTCGTACGATCCAGTCACTGAAGAAACAAGAAAAAAATATTTCTTTGATGGGTTTTGCGTCAAAGGCACAGATTCCTCTGGTTTTGGTGGGACTACGTATTCAGTTAAAGAATTGTTCTTACTACAAAAACAGTCAACCCCAGATGCATGTGTTATTCCATATGGTGGTATTGGTACCAGTTCGCAGGTTAAAGAGTACATTGACCTGGGAGCAGATATGGTTGGTGTGGGTAGCCTATTTGCTTTTAGTAAAGACAGTACTGTTAACAATTCAACAAAAAATTTAGTGATTTCATCAAACAAAGATAAATTACAAAAATTTGAACATGTGTTTGTCAATGATAATAAAATAGTTCGTCGCAAACAAAGTATGTTGGCGTTAAAAAATAAGCAAACAGGTCATGATGATTTTAACCATACTCAAAGTCTCACATCGGGCTTATATGGTCAGCCTGGTACCAATCAGAATACAAGGATTCGTAATACGGGACACATATACATAGGAAATGCCATCGACCATATTAACGAACTACTTTCGGTTAGTCAAATTGTTCAAAATTTGATGA